TTTGACTGCAACCGCAACGTCAGGGACGGTGAAGGCAGCAGCTACCAGCACCGGCTGTGGCGCTGCGCAGCATGTACAGCAAAGAGGAGAAGCAATGCTTGAGAAGGATGTAGAACGCAGGCTCGTCAAGGGTGTCGAAGCCCTTGGTGGCAAAGCGTACAAGTTCGTATCGCCCGCTCACCGCGGCGTGGCCGACCGTCTGGTCGTGCTGCCAGGTGGCCGCGTGTGGTTCGTCGAGGTAAAGACCGACAACGGCAAACTGTCGCCGCTGCAGGAGGTGTTCCGCTACGAAATCAAAAATATGGGCTGCGACTACTGCTGCGTCTACGGCGCCGGTGATGTGGACAACTTCCTGCGCTATGTGGCGACGGTATGAAAATTCAGCCTGTTTCGCTGAAATTTGCACAAGCGTTTGTGCGCGAGCTGCACCGGCACAACAAGCCGCCAACCGGACACAAGTTCAGCGTGGGTTTGTTTTTTGATGACCGTTGCGTAGGCGTTGCGGTTGCGGGGCGGCCCGTGGCCCGCGCGCTTGACGACGGGCTGACGTTAGAGGTTACGCGCACCTGTACGGACGGCACTCGCAACGCCAACTCCATGCTGTACGGGGCGATTGTCCGCGCCGCAACGGCGCTTGGCTATCGCAAGTGCGTAACCTATACGCAGCACGGTGAGAGCGGCGCTAGTTTGCGTGGTGCCGGTTGGACGGTAGCCGCTGAGTTGGCGCCGCGTAAGGGTTGGGACGCCCCTAGCCGCCCCCGCAACGATATTGGAAGCGCGGGCGTAGGCCGCACAAGATGGGAGCGCGTATGCAATTAAGGCCATACCAAGAGCAGGCCGCCGACTTCCTGTACGAACACGACCGAGCGATGATCCTCGCGCCGGTGGGTGCAGGCAAGACGGCCATCGCGCTGACGGCCATGGACGAGTTGGTGGCTGCAGAAAACATCCGCTTCCTCGTCGTCGCGCCGTTGCGGGTAGTCACTTCGGTCTGGCCCGTGGAGGCGGCAAAGTGGGCGCCAGACCTTGATGTGCGCGTGGCGGTCGGCACACCAAACCAGCGCTTCGCCGCGCTGTACTCCGACGCCGATGTGGTGGTCATCAACTACGACAACCTGCAGTGGCTGGCCGAGCAGGACGTGGAGTTTGATGCGGTGGTGTTCGATGAACTCACGCGCTTGAAGAACCCCAGCGGCAAACGCTTCAAGGCTTTTGAGAAGGTCATCAAGCCCGTCGAGATCCGCTGGGGCCTGACCGGCTCGTTCACCAGCAACGGGCTGGAGGATGTGTTCGGCCAGTGCAAGGTGATCGACCAGAGCCTGCTGGGCCGCAGCAAGGGCGCGTTCATGCAGCAGTACTTCTACCAGAACAACCGCGGCACGCACACCGAGTGGGAGCCCCGGCCCGGCTCGTTGCCCGCCGTCATGCGGCGCATCAAGCCGGCCACCTATGTGCTGGAGCCTGGCGAGTACAAGGACAAGCTGCCCCCGCTGCACACGGTGGAGATGCCCTGCAGCATGGCGATGGACGACTACGCCAAGATGAAAAAGGACTTCGTGCTGCAGTTCGGCAACGAGACAACCATCGCGCAGAACGCGGCGGTCGTCACGCAGAAGCTGCAGCAGATGTCCAGCGGGTTCCTGTACACCGACTTTGGTGCGCGCTGGATGTCGTCGCACAAGTTCGACGCGCTGGACGACATCCTGTCGGAGAACCAGCACGCCAACACCATCGTCGTCTACAACTACGTCGAGGAGTTGAACGAATTGCGCAGGCGTTACCCCACGCTGGCGGCGATGGATGAGAAGTGGGACGTCATCAAGGGTTGGAACGCTGGCCAGGTGCGGCTGCTGGCTATCCATCCCAAGAGCGCCGGCCACGGGTTGAACCTGCAGCACGGCGGCTGTCACATGATCTGGCTGTCGCTGCCGTGGTCGCTGGAGTTGTACGAGCAGACCATCGGGCGGCTGCACCGCAGCGGCCAAGCGCGTGACGTGTGGAACTACGTCCTGCTGACCGCAGACACCGTGGATCAGAAGATCTGGGCGGCGCTGCACGACAAGCAATCCCTTTCCCAACTGGCCTTGGAGGCACTGAAGTGAAGAAGATCACGGAGCGGCTGAAGGTAGCGCGGGTGGAGCACAAGATCGCGCTCAAGGCGTTCAACATGGCGCAGCGCAGGCTGCATAGGGTGCTGGTCACCATCAACACACTGGAGAAGAAGCATGAACTGGCGATGGCTCAACGAGCACCTGTCAAGCAAGACTGAGCAAGAGGTGCACACCCTGCTGGAGCAGGAACGCAAGACGCTGCGCCGCGTCACCATCTTGGAGCGGCTGCATCAACGCTACACCGTCCTGCGCGCTGCGCGGGAACGCATGGAAATTCTGAAGGAGGCAATCAAGTGAGCATGTGGAAGACCCTCAAGTCGCTGTACCAGCCGCCGTCTGCGGAGGTGCTGGCCGCGCAGGAGTACGACCAGGCCCGCCGAGCCCTGCTGGAGGCTCACAGCGCCCGTGAGTACGCCGAGGCTATGGTGATGTACCACCAGAACCGCATCGAACGTCTGAAGGCCACGTTGGCTGGGGAGGGTGCATGAACAAGATGCCGAAAGGCTGTGACTATCAAGGCCGCTACCCCGAGGCCGCCGAGGCGGCAACAGAAGTGGGCCAGGAGGACGAGAAGGACGCAAACCTCGTGTTTCTCTGGGCCGTGGTGGCAATCCTGACGGTAACGATCATCGCCATTGGCGTGGCGATCTGGGGGGAGGGGCAATGACTGACCGTGAACTTCTTGAGGCCGCTGCCAAGGCGGCGGGGATTGATGGCGGGTACGGCCACCTCGCAGGGCAGACCGGAATAATCGTGATGAAGAACTCCGGTTCCCGGCTCTGGACAGGGAAAATTTGGAACCCGCTGATGGACGACGGTGACGCGTTGCGCCTAGCCGTTCAGTTGAAGGTCGATGTCATGTGCGCTAGGGGGAACGTCGTGGTGCGCCACCGCAAGAACCGCATCTGCCCGCCGACGATCCACCATCGCACCGAAGACGCCTGCGCGGACACCCGCCGTGCCGTCGTCCGCGCAGCAGCAGCTATTGGAAAGGAAATGAAATGAAAGAAAAATATGAAGGGCAAGGGCTTGAGAGGTTCTGGCACACCCTGCTGACATTTGCCGTCCTCGGCATGGTGTCGGTGCTGGGGTTGAGTCTGTATGTGCTGTGGAGGGCACTGACATGAGTGACCTGAGAGACGCTGCGCGTCAGGCGCTGGAGGCGTTGGAGACTGTATTCATGCCGCACCATCCAGCGGTAATCGCCCTCAAGGCTGCGCTGGAGCAGCCGGAGCAGACCTGTAACTGTCGGTGGGTTGGCGATGTCCAGACGCAGCAATGCACTCTGCATGAAGCGCACGTTGATGCGATCCACGAATGGGCCGAGCGGGCTAAGGCGGCAGAAGCAAAACTGGCCGCGCTGGAGCAGCCGGAGCAGGAGGAATACACGCTGGTGGCGTGGTTCAACGGAAAGCCGGTGTATTCCGCACCACCCCGCTGCTCCAACTGCGCGAGCCTGCACGCCCTGAACGGGGAACTGCTGGATGTGTTGAAAGAAATCGAACCAATCCTCGCCCGCATGTACGGACCACAAGCCGCAAATCTACCGCCCATGCAACTGGTCCGTGCCGCCATCGCACGGGCGGAGGGTAAGGTATGACCACCATTCACTTCTGGAGCCCTATGCACGGGGCTTATGTCTACGCCACGGTGCCGGTTGAGGTGGCGTTTCGACTGGCGGGGTTGACATGACCCGCGACGACATCACCCGCATGGCGCGGGAGGCTGGGTTCTCCGATAAGCAATCTGAAGTCTACTTTGACCGCATGCTTCAGCGTTTCGGCGCCCTTGTCGCCGCACAGGAGCGCGAGGCGTGCGCTAAGGTGTGTGACTCGCGTTTCATTGGAGATCACAACCGCGAAGATATGGAGGCGCGTAGGTGCGCCGCAGCAATCAGAGCGAGGGGGAACCCATGAGCATCGTCACCCACGTCGCGGTGTTCTTCGCCGTGAATCCCGAAGAAGAACTGACAACCCACGACGTCGGCATCAAGTGGGGCGTGAAGCCCAACAACGTGGGCGCATCCCTGCGCTATGCCGAGCAAGCAGGATGGGTCACCCGCACCAAGCGCGCCGACCCGACCACGCGGACCAAGTATCGGTGGGTCTACACCGCTGGCCCGCTGCTGCGTCAGATCACTTCTGCCGTTTGTCCCACAGCGACCAGCCCAGACCAGCCGCTGCCGACGCCCCGCCAATGACGGCATCCATCGTGCCGCCGTCCACGCCGTACTTCACGGCAAAGCCGCCAGCAAGAGCGGTGAGGATGTGGCGCACCAGCGCTTGGATGATCGTAGCGTTCATATCAAGTCTCCATCAAGTCAGCGATGCGGCGAGCCCAGCCGCGTGAGAAGGCAGGCCAGTTGGCCAAGTTGGTCATGAAGCGCAGCCTCTGCGCCAGCATCCGCAATCGTAGCGCGTTCATGTCCTGCGCATACGCCGCGGCCAACGTCTTGGGGCCGATCAGCCCGTCAGCGTCCACGCCCAGCGCGCGCTGCAGCCAGCGGGTGGCCTGCGCCGGGCCTGAGTTCACCGCGGCGTCGAACGTGGCGTACCGGATGCCTGGCGGCAGGTCGTTGCCGCGGATGGGTTTCCAGTACCGCTCAAGGTAGACGCGCTTGGCCAGATCCAGCGGCAACTCGCGCATGTCGCCCTTGTAGCCCACCTCGCGGGCCACCGCCTCGGTCACCCCGAAGCGGGTCCTGCCCCCGGGGTCTGCCGGGTGGTCGCTGAAGTCACCCTCATGCCCCAGCAGTAGCGCGAACGCAGTGTCGAAGTTCATTTGGTAGGCCAGTGGGTAGTGAGCCACGACACCAAGGCGCCGGCCATCGACGCGATGGTCATGCCCATCCAGAAGCCACCCTTGCCCTTGTTGGCCAAGGCCAGCAACTCCTTGATGTCACTCTGCATCGCTGCCACTTGGTCTTCCAGTGTCTTGACCTGGCCTATCAGCAGACCGAATTTCACGGGGTCGATGTCGCTCATGGTGCTAAGGCGTTTTGGTTTTGGGACTCGGGGGCGAGGGCGTTGACCGAACCGATCATCGCACCTCGCGTAAGCGTTTCGCGTGCTGCTGCGCCTGTGGCTGCGCCGGCCTGCCGCTTGGCTTGCAAGTCAAGCGCCTGCTTGACAGCCTTGGCAGCTAACCCGGGGTCGGTCATTTCGCGCGCGATTTCCATGGCCAGTTTATCGTCAAGCCTGAGCATAAGCCGCTTGGCTACGCTGTTGAACACTGTCAGAGGCACGCTCAAAAACGCAGGCAAAGGCAGGCCCAACTCGCGGCCAGTTTCCGTGCCAATCTGCTTGATGTCGATCCCCGCATCGGACCCGGCTTTGACCAGTCGGTCATATTCGCCACGGCGGATCAGGTCTTGCTGCACTGCGTTGACGTGCGACAGTTCTTGCGGAGACAACCCCTTTGTCAGCATCTGCAGCCGGCGTTCAACCGCGTCAGCCGTAGCGCCAGGCGGCAGCGGGGGCGACAGCTTGACGTTGGTCTGCTTGGCCAGTTCGTTGATCTTGTCCAACCGCGCCGCGTTCTGCCCCACCACTTTGATGCGCTGCAGCACGTTCATGCCGGCGTCGTCCAGCACCTTGATGGGGGCGGCGTACTTCTGCAAGAACGCCGCGTGTGTCTCGGGCGTGGGTACTTTGACCTCGCGCATGTACAGATCTTCGATGCCCGCCCGCGCCGTCTGCATCGCCTTCGGGTCATCGCCGAACAACGTGACGAAGTTGCGCGCCTCACTGACACCACGCGGCTGGAAGTATTTGGTGATGACGTCTTCGGGCTTGATCTTCGGCTCGTTCAGCGCCGTGGCGCGGAACATCTGATCGTTGACGCCGGTTTTGAACCGAGGGACGTACTTAGTACGGTACAGGTTGAGCGCGTCGTCGTACGCGGTCTTTGCCGTGGCGGACAGCGTGGTGGACGACTCGACCGCATCGTCGATGGCCTTGTGGATTTTGTCGAGGCTGCGCAAACGCATCCCGGCGCCGGGGTCCATTGAAGTGCGCCCGGCAGCAATGTCCACATTGACCGCTTTGCGGATGTCGTCCAACTGCTGCAGCGTGACCTCGGGCGCGGGCACAGCAGGCGCTGCCTGCTTGATCTTGCCGCTGACAACGCCTGCGCCCAGCGGCTTTGCTGGCGGCGCCTTGGGTTGCAGCGACAACAGCTTGCGCACCGTTTCTGGCGCGGTGCTGGGGTCAAAGTCCGATAGCTTGCGGCCAAGAATCGACTCGGCTTCGCCGATGACTTTGCTCATGTCAATCTTGGCGTCGCCGGCTTCCTTGAACGCTGCGGCGTACGCGGGCTCAATGACGCCCTTCTTCATCGCTTCGCGCTTGGCTTCTGCGCCGGCCACTAGCGCAGCGCCCGCGTCTTCTGGACGCAAAGGCGCAAGCGCGGAGTTCATCTTGGACTGCACTTTGGCCGCAGCGGCGTCGAACTTGGCCTGCGCACGGCCCTGCTGCGCGGCCTGCGCGGCAGCAGTCTGGGCTTCTGCGCCGGCAAACTCCGACACCATCGACGGCACTTTCTGCGCCTTGGCTTGCAAGAGAGAGAAGCGCGCGCTGCCTGCCGGCGCGGCCACCTCGCCGGCCCCCGGCGCTGCGCCAGGCACAGCAGCGCGCTGCCCGCGCAGCAAGTCCAGAATGTCTTGCCCTTTGCCTTCCAACGCCTTGAGGTAAGTGTCCGATTTGAGGTTGACGACTTTGCTGGCGTACTCTCCTGCCTTCTGCAATGTCGGCGCGATGACGCCGCGCCCGCCCGCCTCCATCGCGCCGCCGACCAGTACGTCTCCCGCGCCGCGGGTCAGCGCTTCTTTTGCGCTGGTGGGGGCCTTCTGATAGCCAAGCGCCTGCTCGGCAATGTCAAGCCCACCCTTGGCCAAGCCGTAACCCAACCCGGCGCCGCCGACGATGCCTGCGGGGCCGAGCGGCGTGCCCAGCACTGCACCGCCAGCACTGCCAAGTGCCTCGACGGTGGGGCGAACCATCTGGATGGCGCGCCGCCCCATCGGCACTTCGCTGGGTTGCGCAGGCGGCGCAACCATGCCCGGCGCAGCGCCGGGGATCTGGCCTGCGGGCGTGGGGGGTGCGGCTGCAGCCCGCAACCGTCGAATTTCGTCAGCGAACACTTTCGCGTCTGCAGCATTACCGGCTGCGTCAGCTTTGATTAGCGCGGCGCTGAGTTGCTCAATGGTCGCCATGATTACTTGTACTTGTTGAGCAGAGCGTCGATGTTAGGCGATGCGGGTGCAGACGCCGCGCCGCCACCCTGCTTGTACTCATACGTCATATCGTATGCTTCTTTGATGGTCTGTTGCGATGCGCGGATCTGGTTGATGGCGTCCGAAATGGCTTTGCGGACGCTGGCAGCATCCTGCCGCCTGTCAAGCGCAGCGAACGCCTGCCGCAACTGCGCGCCTTCTTGGTTCGACACGTTGCCCAGCGCGCCGCCAGTGGGGGATGCCTGTCGCATGTTCTGCAACTCTTGAAAGCCACCCCGCGCGGAGATCTTGTCGAACAACGCCTCGGCCTCGCGGCCTGCTGAAGTGATGCCCGGCAACCGACCAGCAGCGATACCCGTGATGCTGCTCAACCCCGGATGCTTGGCCAACGTCTCCAAGTCTTTGATGAGCGTGTTGGACGTCGTTTCAAACGTCTTGACCGCTGACGTGGCCTGCGGAAACTTGGCCTCGCGCGACTGGCGCTCTTTCGGCGTCAGGCTTTCCGTGAACTGCGGCGGGGTCATGCCGACCGCTTGATCACGCGGCACATACTTCACTTGGCCAGTGGCCGGGTCAACCACAGGAATCGGCGCTGGCGGCTCTTTGGGCTCGCGCGGCGGCGGCGGCGGGCGGCTGGCCAGTGCGATGCGCGTCTTTTGCGCTTCTTCTTCCGGCGTCAGCAGTTGCGATGCGCGCGGCGTAAGTTCCTTCGGCAGCGTACTCACCAGCGCCTTACCCTGCTCACGAATGCGGGGGTCAGGGCTGAGGATCATCTGCTGCGCCATCTCGCGGGTAATGCCGGCAGGCGCGGCGGCAGCGGGCGGCGCAGCCAGCGCGTTGGTGGGTGCAGCAGGCGCAGCGGCGCCGGGCAGGCCAAGACGATTGGCTTCTGCCGTGTAGGATTCCTTTTCCTCCAACGCTTGGACCGTCCTGGTCATCATTTGAATGGCGTTGGGGTCGCGGGACTTGATTGCAAACACTAGGCCCTGACGCGCCGTAGCCATATTGAGCGGCGTGTTGTTCTGCGCAAACAGCGCGCTGACTTTCCCCAAGTACTCATCGGCCTCGGCCTGCCTTAGGGCAGCAGCGCGGCGTGCTCTCGCCTGCTCCTCGCGGTCAGCGGCCATCGCTTGACGTTCGCCACGCTGCGCGAGCATGTTCTCGCGCTGCATCGCCATCTGTTCGACCTGCGCCTGACGCAGCATGTTGCGCTCGGCGTCGGCTTGGGCCGTCTGCAGCCCTTCCATGTACCGCGCCCCGATGCTCGGGGTCTGCGCAAGGATTCCAAAATTGACGGCCATGTCTACTCCTTAACCACCGCCACCAGGCATCAGATACGTCGGTTGCGGCCCGTACATCCTAGCGTACAAACTGGCGATGTCGCCCGCGCTGCGCTGATACGCGCTGCCGCTGGCCAACAGCGCGTTAGCCGCGGTGTTGCCTTGGTTCATCATCAGGTTGCCAATGTTGGACGCCGTGCCGGTCAGCAGGTTGCCAGCCGACGTGCCGTAGTTCTGCCCGGCTGCGGTCAACTGCTGTGCAGTCGTGCCGCCGACGCCAGCCAGCCCAGCCAGCCGGTTGTACTCCTCGCTCTCGCGGGCGCGCAACGCGTTGTACTCAGTCAGCCCGCGGTTGAAGGCGTTGCCGTATTCCTGCGACGCCGCTTCTTGGCCGTAACGAGTCAGCGCCTTGCCCGTGCCGCCACTGAGCAGACCGCCGCGAGCCGCTGCGCTGCGCTCCAGCGCCTTCAGGCCCTCGCTCAAACGGAACCCGTAGCCGGGATCAGTCGTCAACTGCTCAGGCCGGAACTGGAACGCCGGGGGCATCGCGTTGGTGCGGCCTTGCATCAGCGCCAGCGCGTTGGTGCCTGCGTCATAGAACGGTTTTTGCCGCGCGACCGCCTCGTCGTACATGCGCTGCTGCAGCGCCAACGCTTCTTTTGCCGACTCGCGCTGCAATTCAGCCGCGCGGGTGGCCGCAGCACCAGAGGCTTCTGCTGCGTTCTCAGCCGCATTGGCAGACATGACACCGCCAATTATCGACGATGCCGCAGGGATGATGAAACTGAAAGGGTCCACAGCAGTTGCTCCTCGTGCAGCCGCGCTGGCCGCTGCAGATGTGGCGGCGGTAGCACCGGGCGCGCCGATGCCGGGTGCAGCATTGGCCGCAGCCGCAGCCGCCTCGGGGGCCGCGCCAGCCGCAATCGCCGTGTCGTACGCGGTGGTCTGCGCGCCGCTCATTCCAAAATCAGCAGCCGACATGCCCGCAAAGCCAGCAGACGGCGTGATGCCCGACGCGGCGGCAGCAGCGTTGTACCCGTAGCCTGGCGTGCCAATGGCAGCTTCCAGCGCAGCGGGCGTCAGTTGCGCGGTTGCCGGGGCGGCCAAGGTGTTGACTGCCGGGGCGGCCAAGGTGTTGACTGCGGCAGGCGCGGCGGCAGCAGCAGGCAGCGCGGCGTTGTAAGCCGCAGTCGTCCCAAATTCAGGAATTAGCCCTGCGGCGATATCAGCAGCGGCTACGTCTGCTGCTGTTGCACTAGCAGCCCCAGCACCAGCCCCGGCGCCGCCGCCGCCCGCCAACGCAGGCGCTAAATAGTTGGCGCCAAGATAAAGAGCAACCATCGGCGCAAGTTTTTCAAAAACTGAACCGGAACCCCTTATTTGCTCACCTTGCAGCGAACCGTCTGGTGTCAATAGCCCAAACGTTACTTTTCTTTTATTTATTTGATCTGCTTGAGCCGCAAGATCATAGCCTGCTGCCTGCGTTTTTTTAATAAACCCCGTGAACTCCGGCGCAATAACACTATCTGTCCCACCTTCTGCTTCCGGGTTTGAACTTGGTACTGCATTGTAAAACGGGCCGGTATACCCCAAAGCCTTTGCGTAAGGTATCCAGTTGCTGGGCTCGCTCAAAAAACCATATTCATATGCAGGCCCCGTTTTATACCAGCCAGAATCTTGGTCCCAAACGTCCTGAACTTGTGGTCCTATATCTGCCGCCGTAAGGTATTTTTTAGCCATTACCTCAGCCCCCAACCGTAAACTGTGTGCGTCCGCATGTTCGTATCACTGCGTCAAATCGTAGAAGGTCAAAGATTGCCCTGCCTCACCTCACCCAATGCGCCAGTTGGTGCCGTCGCTGTACACGGGAACGCCGTTTGCCCCGCCAGCAGCCACAATCGACGCGAACGTCGTGGCGTTAGCGTCCGTCACAAAGGCCCGTGCCCCAGCACCAGCAGTGGCCGCAGTGGGCAGTGTAGCCACCGTCAGCGTGCCGTGGTTGAAATACTTGACGCTGAACGTGAGCGTCAAGCCTGGCACGCGAAACGACGTGACGCTGCTGTTGCCGATGGTGACTTCGTTGCTGACCGTGGCCGATGACGCGTCAGCGTCGAACCCGATCACCGTGTTGTTCGCGCCGGTCGTAATGCTGTTGCCGGCTTGGTAGCCCACAGCCGTGTTGTTGCCACCAGTGGCCAGCAGCAGCGCGTCGCTGCCCAGCGCGGCGTTGTTGTTGCCGGTGGTCACCGCGTTCAACGCCCGGTAGCCGATGCCGGCGTTGTAGTTCGCCGTTGTAGCCGCCGACAGCGCATCGTAGCCAACGGCCACGTTGTAATCCCCGCTGGTGTTAGCGTCCAGCGCCTGCGAACCGACAGCGACGTTTTGAAAGCCGTCCGTGTTTGACGTCAGGGCGTTGTACCCGACAGCGACGTTGTTCGACCCGGTGGTGTTGCTGTCCAGCGCCGTGTCGCCCACAGCGATGTTGGTGGCCACGCTGCTAGCACCCAAGCCGACCGCGACGCCGACATCAACCGCAAGTTGATACGACGCAAAGATGTTGTCGTCCGTCTTGATGGTGACGCCGAGCGCCGTCTCCAACACGAACTTGTATGACGATCCTTCCGTCAGCCAAATCTGCGCGGGTGTACGGCCTGCGCTGTCCAGCACGATGGGGTTGGCGTTGGCTGTGCCGCCAGTGTTGCTGGTGTATGTGGCAACAGGCGTCGTCGTGCCAGCAGCGTATGTGTAGATCAGCCCACCGTTGAGCGGCACGCCGTTGTTGTCGAAGAACTGAGCGCCTGCGCCGGCGTATTGGGAAAGGCTAACCGCCATAGTGCCCTCTTACTGTTGAATCTGGCTCACCGCCAGCACAATTGCGGGCGCTGCCGGGGCAAACGCCGTCGCAGCGACATTATCCACAAGGATGGCCGTATCGTCCGCAGCGAACATGATCTCAATGTAGTCGTTTGCCGCCAACGAGAAAAACTCGGCCATGGCCACGGCGGTGTACCCGTTGTTGATGTTGATCGTCACCAATCGAGCCGTGTTGGCGATGTTCGTGCCGTTCTTGCGGAACCACAGCCAAACCGTTTTGGCGCTGCTGCTGGTGCTGCCGATCTGGACGGTGGCGTTGAACTGGTACAAGCCTGACTGCGACAGTACGATGCGCGAGGCCGGCGAGCCAATGCTGATGCCCTCGGAAATGTCGGCGTTGTCGAACGTCAGCGCGTAGGCCGTGTTGATGAGCGCGGGCGATTGGTCGCTGGTTTTGCTGAACTCGCCGTAGTACTTCTGCTGCTCAATCGTTGGCCGCACAAAGATGACGCCTGCCGTGGCGCTCTTGATCAACACCGCGGCCAACGGAATCACGTTGTTCGGCGCGGTAGGCTTGACGTTGGTGAACGCCCCCGCCACTGTTGGGCTGGCGTACAGAATGTCGCCGACGTTGAACGCGCTGGTGTCGATGCCGCTGACCTCGCCCCACACGCAACACAGCCCCGTCGATCCGCTGTCAGGTATCTGTTCGGCCAACACGCCAAGAATGAACAGTGTGGGCGTGCTGCCGTCAGCCAAGTACGGCGCGACCGACAGCACGTTGTTGGACCCTACACCCGCAAACCCCACCACCGTGCCCTTGGGCATCGTTGTCCCAGTAGAGTTCTGCACAACGGTGTACTGCTGCAACGCAGCATCCTCGATGGACGACTGCAGCAGTTGGAAGAAGCGGAACCAGGCGCGGGTTGTCAGCGCCCCAGCGTCTACCAGCGGGTCACGCGAAGCCGGCACGCGGGGGGCCAGTTGCATATCAGGCGCGGGTTGGGCTCATGAGCACTTCAGCACCCATGATGGCGATCTTCGCCGGGTCTGTGCCGCTAATCTCGTACACGCGGTCGCGCAGCTTGAGCGTCATGCCCAGCCGGCGCCAGAACACGCGCTTGCCGTACTCGCCGATCTTGCCCATGCTGGCCCAATGCTCGTTTGACCAAGTGTGACCGCCGTCGTCGCTCCAACGCAGCATGACTTGCGGATCAATGTTGGGCTGCTCCATCACTTTTGCTGAAGCAATGGTCAGTTGAGAACTTACAAACGCGGTGCCTGACAGCAGCGAGAAAGTTATGTATAGGACGCCGCCGGGCGACGTGAATGTAGTTGTTCTAGTTGTGTTAGTTGCTCCTGCAAAAGTATACACATCGCTTGCATCTGGGCTAGTGCCCACCTTAATTCTAAATCCAGACGCCCCGGCTTTGACATAGCCAAAAGTTAACGTTACTAGTTGCCCAGCACTTGATGTAAAAGGTGTGTATATGTACGCTACGCCGCCCGTACTGGAAAGGTCAATATTGTTGTTTATTACGGAAAACACCGCATTTCCGCTTCCCGTCCATCCGTCTGTGTTTACAAACGGTTTGCCGGGGTTAGAGACAAGTTCTCTTGGTGCAGGTCTACCCACAAACCCAGACTCGCAGTCCAACTGCAGCGTGTGTTGCGCCGTGCGCTTGAGGTTGTTCTGCCCCGTGGGAAGCGCACGCCATGACCGCAGCCACCGCTGCGTTTCTTCGTTGTCACTGTATATCTCAGGGTCAAACGCATAGACACGCCCGTTTTCCCAATCCCCTACCAGCACCTGGCCGGCAAAGTTTGCCTGGCAGTTGCTGCGGTGCCGCACGAACTGCACACCGTCCCAGCCGGCGCGCTCATGCCAAGCGCTGGTGGCGACGTCATAGCACCAGGTCACGTTGGCGGTCGGGAACGTCAGCATGTAGTACGAATGGCCGTCCTGCTGGTACGAGTAGCCAATCGCATCGTTCAGTACGCCGTACTGCTGAATCTGCCACTCAACGGCGTGCGTGCTGATGCGCTGGCCGTTGTAGCCGTTGTTGCGGTAGACGACGCCGTTGCCGCGCGCGTCCGCGCCCAGCCAGAACACCGAGTTGTCCAACTTGGCCACGCTGTAAGGGGCTGCGCAGCCGACCTCCATGAACGCGCCGGCAATGCGGGCAAGCGGGAAGTCGGCCAGCCCCGCGTTGTACCAGACTTCAATAGTGTTGGTGCCGAACAGCCACACCTCGCGGTGGTTGACGTTCAACGCCACTACGTTGTCGGGGTTGCCCTCGGCGCTGGCGAAGTCCAGCGGGTCAATCTGCGTGCCGTCGTTGAGCGACGTCACCCAGAACCGCTGACTGTTAGGTTCGTTGAAGACGAAGTAGCCGTCCAGATAGCCGACCGTCACCGCGCCGGGGAAGTCTGGGTCTGTGATCTGAGCAAAAACGCCTGTGCTGGCGTTGTAGATGAACGCGCTGGGGTTGCAGGCGACGAACAGTTGCGTGCCGTTATCCACCATGCTGACCGGGCCGCTGCCGTTGATCAAACCAAGTTCGGTCACGGCGAAATTGCCGTCAACGCGGTACAGCTTGCCGCCAGAAGCAACGTACAGGTAATCCCCGAAAGCCCACAGCCCTCGTACCGGGCCTTCGCCTACAGTGGCTACCAATCGCAGGCCAGCGCACCGCTGCAGAAACGCTGCCTCTTTGCCGCCTTCGGGGATGATCTCCGGAAACAGGTTCACACATCGACTATCCGCAGCATTGACGCTGCGGGCCACATAGCTGGAGCCGAGGATGGGCGTGCGCATCAGTAATTGCCACTATACACGTTGAACCGCTGGCGAGTAGCCACCAGTGAGTACGGCAGGCTCATGATGTCGTCAGGGTTGTTGATGCGCTTCAGGTTGCGCTTGGACGTCATGGCGATGCGCTGCACTTGCGGGCTGGGCTCGACACCAAACTCAGGCGCGATCTCCATCGCCAAGTTGTAAACGAACGCCCGCAGATAGCCTGGCGGAAACGACAGCACCGTAGACAGCGTGGCCGGCTGCGTCAACTCCTCAACCGAGATGAAATGCCACTCCAGCAGCCGCGTGGGCACCGGGTAGATGTACATCTCAATGTTGGGGTAGGTCATGTTGACCCACAGCACCTGCGGGTACGTTGACGTAACCGTCTTGACCGCAATCCCGTTGTATTGCTGCTGGTTGATGATCTTGATGCCGAAGCTGACGTTCGTGCTGGGGTCGCGGAAGTACGTCGCGTCGTCCAGCAGAATGGGCCTGTTGCCCACAAAGTCGCCCGTAGGCCCCAGCGTGCGGCTGATCGTGCTGGTGGGCCAACTGAAGACTTGATCCTGCGTAGAGAACACCGACAACCGTTCGGTGTTCCACGATTCGATCATCTGGTTCAGCGCCGTCAGCGAATCCTGCATGACGGCGGCAGAAGACGTTTCACCCTCTGCCAAAACGCCCAGCAGACGCAGGGCGCGGTTGATCTGGTCACCCGCGGTGGTGGACATGCTCGGGCTCCTTGCGACGGCGGCGGCCCAGCGTGTTCACGGGCGGCGCGGTGTCGGGTTCATCCTCGGTGCCGGGAGTATACCGCTCCCATCCGCTACGCTCATCGTAAGCCGCT